GCTGCGCCTGTGAGAGGCTGCGCCGGATTGGAATCCGACGCTACAAAAAAGGCGCTCACGGGCTTAGCGAGCCCGCAAGATTCGGGGTGCGCGGCTGGCGGGATAAGCTGAGTGAGCGCCGGGTGTTTCATATTGGGTGATGGGTTAGGCGGTTTCTGCTATGTCTTTGAAGACGTAGATTTTGCCGTCGGTGGTGCCGACGAATTCGGTGGTGAGGGTGACGGCGAAAAGGCCGTCCACTTCTCCGCTCCAGTCGGTGGTCCACTTCATGCCGTTGAAGACGATGACGCGGTCCTTTTCGCGATTGCGAAGGATGACACACATGGTGGTGGCGCTGAAGTCGTTGGACTCCAGATATTGCTTCTGGAGCTGGGAGATGCCCACCAGGTTGAGCTCGACGGTGGTGGTGCGTTTGCCGGGGAGCTTGAAATTGCGGGTTTTGAGGGAGGCGAGCTTGGATTCTACCTTGCCGGCGTTTTCGGCAAGCTCGCCCATGGAATCGAAGTTGGCCGCGAGGGCGGCGTCCCAGGTGACCTGGTCGATGAGAGTGGCGAGATCCGCGGAGGAGAGAGTTCCGGCACCGATATAGGCGTCATCTCCGACCATCTCCGCGAGGAGAGCGTCGAAGGCGAGATCGGCGGCGGTCATGGCTCCGGGGAAGTTGTCTATTTGTTCTACGCCAGTAATGGCCATTAGAATACCACCTTGATGAGTTTTCCTGCGGCTGAGAACAGCCCTTTACGGTTTTTCCAGACGAACTCGACGGCGCCGCCGACCGAGCCAAAGACCTTTTTGACGAGGTTCTTTTTGGGGGGTGGGAGGGCGGCTTCGACCTTGGCAATAGCGAGATCCTTCTTTTGGAAGTTTTCAAGATTGCGAGTGTCCGGGTTATTGGCAATATCCTGGACGATATCCAGGATCATGGTGAGGGCCGCGGCGATCTGGGTTTTGTCCGCGGACTTTTTCCAGATCAGGCCGATGAGCCAGACGATGACCAGGGAGCCGACGGTGACGATGAGCTCCTGGTTGGCGATGATGAAGTCCATGGGTTATCCTTGGGTTAGAGCCTGTGGCTGGTTAGAGCTTCGCTGGTTAGAGCTTCGCTGGTTAGAGCCTTCGGCTGGTTAAAGGCGGGGTGGGCTGGTTGAAGTCCAAACGGCTGTTTCCCATGGTATTTCCCGCAGATTACGCAGATGGGAGCGCAGATTTCGCAGATATTGGGGTGGGCCGTTTGAACTCCAACGGGTGTCATGTTTAGATTTTTTTGAAGATGATGGAGACGGTGGATGCTGTTCCCGCGGCGGCGCGGCGGATGTAGAAGTATGTCTTAGTCTTGGTGGGGAGGGAGAAGGGGGTGGCGGCGGGGACGCGAACGTAGCGCAAACGGCCTTTGATGCCCAGGGTAGTGTCTTTGGCAGTTTCAGTATAGAGGCTGTCAGGGCAGACGTCCACGCCGCCGGTGGCAGAGATGATCCAGGTCTCCGTGGTATAGGAGGGGACCACGACGCGCTGGTAGAGGGTGTCGGCCGAGCAGGCGAAGGTGAGGGTGTCGAAGCCGTCGGCCATTTGGATGGGGATTTTACGGGAGTCCAGGGAGAGGGCTTGAGCTACCATGGACCCGATCAGGCAGAGAGCCAGGATGGTGATGAGGAGTAGTTTTTTCATGAGTTTGATGATCCTTTTATTTCCCGCAGATTACGCAGATTAGAGCGCAGATTCCGCGGATGTGCTGGTTGAAGTCCAAACGGCTGGATTCCCGCCTCCGCGGGAATGACAAAGTGCGGGCGGATGGGTTGGGCCGTTTGAACTCCAACGGGTGTCATGGTTAGGCTACCAGGAAGACTTTGACGAAGCCGTCGAGGTAGGTGATGCCGGCGCGGAGACGGATATACCAGTGGTATTTCCAGTCTGAGCCGTGGTGTTCGACCTTGAGCTCGGCATCGGTGCGGAAGCCGAGGATGATGAACTTGGGGAGACCGGCGACGATGTAGTTGTCCGGCATGAGGCGGGCTTTGATGGGTATGCCGTCGAAGGAGACGTTTCCACCGACCAGGAGGAGGCGGTCGCCTTCGTTGGTTTCGCGCTGGGCGAGCTCGGCCTTGATGCGGATCAGGTCTTTGAAGGAGACGTAGATCACGAAGTTGGCCTGGTCTTCCAGGACGTCGTCATCGAAGGAGACGAGGGCGGCCTGGAGGCGATCGACCCAGGTGGGATAGAGTTCGTCATCCAGGGAGGTGACGTCGGTGGGGGAGGCATCACCGGCGATGGCGATCACACCATCGAGGCCTTTGAGCTTGGCGGTGGCGGAGCCGCGATCGCCTTTGAAGAGCAGGAGGCGGATGGCCTTTTCGGCCTTTTTGGCGAGATGCTGTTCGACGTAGGCTCCGAAGGCTTCTTCGCCGTATTTGTCTTTGTAGAACTCCATGATGTCGCGGCCGAGGGTGACTTCGCCGGTGAGGATGCCGGGGGTGACGGTGATGTCCGCAGAGGTGACGTTCTGGGCGGCCGCGGCTTCGTCCAGGGAGTTTGTGAGGACCAGGTCGGCGATGAGGCCGGCGTCGATCTTGTTGTCTTTCAAGAGAGGGACGACGGTGATGTCCGAGAGGGTGTCCGAGGGGCTGGAGCCGATGACCTCATCGATGAAGAGGGAGGTGGTGTTGGAGGTGAGGATGTTCATGGGGGAGCCGCCATCGACCTGGGCAATGCCCTTGTAGATGTCCTTGTGGGTGGACTTGATGACGACTTTGGTGCCGCCCATGTCGATGGTGCGGTCGGGGGTATCGTTGTCTCCAGGCTCGCCCTTCAGGCTTTTGCTGATGGCGCGGGTGATGGCCACGTTGAGCTCCTTAATTTGATCGGTGAAGGCTTTGATGAGCTCGGTGGTGGCGGCGGAGTTATCGGCCTTTTCGAGCTCGGCGATTTTAGATTCGATGGTGTTGATGGCTTCCTGGGTTCCCGCGGTATTTCCCGCAGATGACGCAGATTTATCCGCAGATTCCGCAGAGAGGGTTTTTTTGAGGTCGGCCAGGAGGGCCTTCATTTCGGAGATGGCGGCGGCGTTGGGGGAGGGGGAGTCTTCGGCAGTGCCGGCGATGGAGACGCCGTTGAACTGGCCTTTGACGACTTTCTGCCAGAGGTCACTCTGGAGATCTTCGCACTTGAGGACAGCGACCCAGGAGCCGGGCTTGGAGTTGGGGAAGTGATCCTTATCCTCGGTCTTGAGGATGTAGGACTCTGCGATCACGAACTCCGGGGCGGGGTGGTTGTTGTGATTGACGTCACACTTTTCCACCAGGCCTTTGTGGGCGAAGCGGTGAGCGGCCTTTTTGACTTCGTCGGCGGTGTAGGTGTCGCCTTGAGCGTCGACTACTCCGGGCTCCATGACGGTGACGTAGATGAGGCCTTCAGTGCCGACGGCCTCGGCTTTGAACTTGGCGGAGGAAGAGACGGTGGATCTGCTCTTGCCATCGGCGGATTTGAAAATGGCGCCTTTTTGGTTGGCGGGTTTCATGTCGTCGAAGAGCAAGGAGATGAGGTCCACTTCCACGTTTGAGAGGACGCCTTTGGTGATGGGGCGGCGTTTGGTTTTGGAGCTAAATAGCTTCACGGGTGGGTTCTCCTTGGTTGGGTGGTTTCCCGCAGATTACGCGGATTGTCGCGCAGATTACGCGGATTGGGTTGATGTGAGTGGCGCTGGTGAAAGACGCACCGACTAAAGTCAGTGCTACGACCGGCTGAAGCCAGTGTTACGGGGGAGCGGGGTTGGGTGGTCATTAGAAGTTCCGGGATTGCATGAAGAGGGAGGTGTCGGCTTCGCGGGTGGCTTCGGTGATGTCTCCGAAGTTGAAGTCCTGGGGTGACACCTTCCAGGTGGGGTTTTCGAAGTTGAACTCGTTGGCGAGGGCGAGGGCGATGCGGGCCTGGAGGGGTTTGATGACGAAGTTGTGAAAGAGGATCATGTCACTGTTATTGTCACCACCGAGCTGGCCGGCGACGAGCTGGGAGACGACGCGGGGCGGGACACGGTGATAGGCGAAGATGCCTTCGCGGAGGTCTTTTTTGAGGAGGGTGAAGCCGCCGTCGGGGCTGGATTGGCGGAGGGGCTCGAGCTTGATCTTGACTTCGCGGGATTCGGACTCGATGAGGATGGCGGAGTGGGCTTTGTCCGTGCCTTTGGCTTCGGTGAGGGCCGTCTGGATCTGGGTGAAGGCGTCCTGGATGACTTCGTTGCCATCATCATCCACTACCACTCCATCCCGGAGGGAGCCGCCTTCGACGATGATGAAGTAGTCGATGAGGAGGCCGTTGGCGAAGTTGTTGTAGTCGAAGGTTTTGATCTCTGCCAGGATTTCGAGATTGAGAGCGATGGGGAGACAGGCGAGGCCCCAGGCGTTGGAGCGGTGGGTGGATTTTTTGAGGTGGATGATATCGGCGTAGGGGAAGTCTTTTTTCTTGCTATTCTGGGTCTGGACGTAGTCGGGGGCGAAGAAGCCGAAATCGTTGTAGCGCTCGATGATGGCGGTCTCGGAGGGGAGGAGGCGCTCGAGGCCGACCCAGGCTCCCTGGGCAGAGCGCATCTTGATGAGGAAGCCATTGCCACAGGCGAGGTAGAAGCGGAGGAGCTCAGAGAGGAGAGTGGATTCGTCTTCACAGGAGGGATATTGAGCGGCCTTGAGCCAGGCGGCGACGTTGGAATTGGAGCACTCGACCTTCATGATGGCGGAGTTGCAGATGGCGTCGATGCAGCCGGAGTGGTATTCGTCGGAGTCCATGAGGTCACAGAGTTTTTTCATGGAGTAGGGTGGGGCGATGAGCTTCTTTTCGGCTGCTTTGGAGACGAGACGGGGGCCGACCTGGGTGAGTTTGGAGAGGTCTGGCACCTCGGGGGAGTAATGCCGGGAGAGGAGATCCGAGGCGTTGAGGATGACGGCGTTGTAGGAGCCTATTCTGGTGACTTTCATGATTTTACTACAGAGATACAGAGGTTTGATTTTTTCACTACAGAGATACAGAGGGAACAGAGAGAGATACAGAGGGGGGATTTTAATTGAGAATTGAGAATGGAGAATTGAGGGGTGGTCATGCTGGGCCTCCTGCGAGGGTGGGTTTGGTGAGGTCTATTTTGGCGATGCGGACGAGGCGGCTGCCATCGAGGCGGGAGGTGTAGTAATCTATCTGGTGGAAGTCTTTGCCGGCGGCTGTTTGCCAGGCTGAGCGGAAGGCTTCTTTGAGCTGGTATAGGGCGGTGTCCGGATCGAGGACATTTTGGGCGTTTACCACCAGGAAGACGGTGAAGAAGAGGTCGGTGTCCACGTAGCGGCGGGAGGTGCCGTTTTTGCCGTTTTCCTGGGTGAGGGTGATGATGGCGGCGGGGAGGGCACGGGGGATGTCGTCTTTGTTGTATTGGATGGTGGCGACGTTGGCGGCTTCCAGGGCGGACTGGATCTTTTGGCGTTCGGAGAGGAAGCGTTCGAGGGGGGTCATTGGTAATTGAGAATTGAGAATTGAGAATTGAGAATGAGGGGGTGGCTCATAGGGTTACTTCCAAAGAGTCGAGCTGGGAGTAGATCCAGGCTTCGCGGTTTTTGATGATGGTCTCGAAGATGTTGCGGGGAGCTATTCCTTCGCGTTTGATTTTGGCGCGGATCATGTAGGCCATGGTTTCGATGGAGAGTTTGTTGCCGTCTTTATCGGTCCAGGAGAGGTTTTTGCGCTGGACCCAGGAGATGAGGGGGGCGATGGGAGTCCAGGAGGGGACCTTGCCGCCGAGGACGTAGGGCTCGTGAGCGACGTTGGAGCCTACGTTGAGGGTGAAGCCATCCTTGAGGGGGGTGAGGACGTAGCCTAAAGCATTGTAGAAATCGCCTTTGTCGCGGATGTTCTGGGCGATGGTCTCGCGGTTGGCGTCGGCGGTGATGACGGAGCCGATGAGGTGGAGGCGGGACTCCAGGGCGGCATACATAGCCTGGTAGATGGCCTGGTCGATGGTGTCGGTGGTCACTTTATTTCCCGCAGATTACGCAGATTGGGCCGCAGATGGCGCGGATTTAATTGAGAATTGAGAATTGAGAATGGTGAATTGGGGGCGGTCATAGGATGGCGATGCGGAGGCGTTTGGGGCCGGAGGGTTCGGCGGCGGCGAGGCGGGAGAGGCCGAGATCATTGAGCCAGGCGCGGAGGATGGTGAGAGCGCGGAAGGTGAGGCGGCGCTTGAAGGCTTCGACCTCGTCTCCGGAGAGGAGAGCGGTGGAGGCGGCATCGAGGCCGATGGATTTGACGATGCCTTCTCCCAGGGTTTTGAGGTTGAGGAATTCGCAGGTGGATTCGAGGAGGAGGAAAGAGTAGGCCAGACGGGAGACGGCGGCCAGGGAGGCATCGGGAGCGGGATCCGGATCCACGGCGGTGAGGGCGGTGTAGGCGTCTTCATCGAGGACTTCCTCCAGGGAGGCCAGGACAAGAGGGGCATGCTGCTGGAAGACGGCGTTGGCGGCCATCTCGGCGGGCAGGTTGAGGATCTGGAGAGCCTCGGGCGTGGGGATCGGAAGGGTTGCGCTCATGGGGTCAGGTTTTGGGAGGGGGATTTATCCGTCAAAACGGGGAGTGCACGGGGGACACAGTTTTTTTGGGTTAGAGCCTTTGGCTGGTTAGAGCAGTTCCTGCTGGTTAGAGACCTGCGGTCTGGTTAGAGCAGTTCCTGCTGGTTAGAGCAGTTCCTGCTGGTTAGAGCTCTGCGAGCTGGTTAGAGGAGTGGCAGAGATTGGAGGGAGCAGAGACGCACCGACTGAAGTCAGTGCTACGACCGGCTGAAGCCAGTGTTACAGGACGATTTCGGTTTTGGTGCGGCACTTCCAGTGGAAGGGAGGGAAGGGAGTGTGGGCACCGGAGACGCCGACGGGGTTGCCGTCGGAATCGCGCTCGATCTGGGATTCTTTGATCCAGGGGGCGAGGGCTTTGATCTGCTCGCGGGCGGATTCGAGGCCGTCCTTGGCCATGTCGATGTTCATGAGGTTGTCACGAACTTCGAGGGCGGTGGAGAGGGGATAGAGCTTGCCTTCTGAAACGAGGGCCCAGCAGATCTCGGAGGTGCGGCTATCCATGGGATTGGTGAGGCGGTAGTAGCGGGCACCGGCTTTTTCGTAGCCGGAGAGGCGGCCAAATTCACGGATGCGGAGGGCGGTGTGTTCGGCGAGGCCCTGCCAGTAGTGAGAGGATTTGTCACCGAGATCCTGGAATTGAGTCTTGAGGGCCGCGGCGAGCTGGTCGCGGGTAAAGCCGCTGGCTATCGCGGTTTGGAGGGTGGCGGTGAAATCTGCCTGGATGTCCGCGCCGAAGTGGTTGCCGATCCAGAAGAGGTTTTGGGAGGTGATGGTGTTGGAGAGGGATTGATCCTGGATGCCCCAGAGGCCGATGGAGATGTTGCCCTTGAGTTCCCTGGAGACGTCCTGGATGCCGAGGCGGAGGGAGCGCTCGACGTAGGCTTTGGTCTCACGGGATACGGCGTTGGCGAAATCGGTGCCGAGCTCCTGGTTGATGATGCCCATGAGGTCGCGGACGGTGCGGTCGTTGAGACGCTGGGCACGGGGGAGATCGGCGAGCATCTGGATGGCGAGATAGGCGGCTGATTTGAGCTGGGCGCGGAAGGCGTTGTTGAGAACGCGGTAGTAGTCGAGCATGAGTTTGTCGAAGGTGGTCATTTTATTTCCCGCAGATTACGCAGATTTTCCCGCGGATTACGCGGATTTAATTGAGAATTGAGAATTGAGAATTATTCGCGGGTGCGCTGGTTGAAGTCCAAGCGGCCCGCAAACTCGCTGCCATGTATAGCTTTATCGTGGCCGCTTGAACTCCAACGGGGATCATATTTTGAAGCGGCGGACGCGGACGCGGTTGCGGAGGTTGTATTCGGTGAAGCGCTCGAGGCAGCCGGCGAGGGCGTCGGGGCCGTCCACATAGCCGTCCGGGTAGGTGAGGAACTGGCTCAGAAGGGTGGGCATGTCCTGGCCCTGGGGGAAGAGGATCTTGGAGGTTTCGATGAAGGTGTCGGTGCGCTCGATGCGGAGGGATTTGTCCTCGCGGTTATCTATCTTCTTGAAGCGATGGGAGATGGTGGGGAGGCCGTTATCCGAGGCCCAGCGATCGAAGTCATCGAGGAGGCGGGCCTGGCCGAAGGTGGTTTCTATGGAGGCGCGGAACTTGGCGCGGTAGAGGCGTTCGAGCTCGAAAAAGGTGTCGTGGAGGTAGCGGAAAAGCTTGGTGGATTCGGTCTGGCGGATCCAGACGTGAGTGACGTGGTATTTGTAGCCGTCGGAGGCGATGACGATCACGGCTTTAAAGCAGCCCTTTTTGCCCCAGGCGGGGTCGCAGTAGAGCCAGACGCGCTTCATCTGAGACGGGGTGGGCAAGATCCGCCATTGGGTAAACCATTCATTTTTGAAGATGTTGCCGTCTATGACGGGGAGACCGAGCATCTCTTTTTGGTAGCCGGTGTGGCCGTAAACCTTGCGGAGATCCGGGAGGGATGCGGTGGGGTATTGCTCCGGCCAGGCTGAAGAGCCGTCGGGATTTTCCAGGGAGAAGGCCAGAAGCGTGCGCAATGGAGTTTTTATGACGGATTGGTGTTGGGGGTCGAAGTCGGGCTGATCGGCGCGAATATCGTCGATTATGAGCTTTTGGAACTGGACGATGGCGAAATTGGGATGGACGAGGTTGCCGAGCCAGATGACGCGGCCATGAGAAGAGGGATCCAGACAGCCGGCGATCTCCTGGGTGATCTTCTCCAGCTTCCTCTTGCCGATGGTCTGGTTGCCGATGTTGGCTTCCTGGTCGATGTCGTCACAGATGATGAGTCCGGGGCGGCGGGCGTTTTTGGGGTTGATGGCGCCACGGTGAGGCTGTTTGATGCCGCGGGCGTGGATGAGGGTGTTGTTTTTGAGGAAGAAGAATTTGATGTCCTCATCGAGGGGACGGAGCTCCGGGAAGTCTGCCAGGATGCGGCGGTTGTGGGTGAGTTGGTGGTGGGTGAACATGGTGCGGAGCGAGGCCAGGGATTCATCGGCGGCGGTGTGGATGAGGTAGCGCTCGCCCAGGATGATTTTCCATATTCCATAGCAGACGCCCATGAGGACGGTCTTGCCGAGGGTGCGGAAGCCGGTGATGGCGATGACGCCGTGGGTGGCTTCGGTCTCGCGGAACATGACGGGGTGAGCGGGGGCCCAGGGGAGGGTGAAGATGTGGGGGAAGTAAGTGGAGCAAAAGTAGGAGAAGCCAGACCAGTCCGGGGTGGTGGCGCGTTTGATGCGCTCGGCTTTGAGGGCGGGGGTGTCTGCGGCGAAGGGGAGGAGGGCGGGGGTTTTGGCCGCTATGAGGTCGAGGCGTTTGGATTGTTTTTGGGTGAAGGGTTTCATAATTGAGAATTGAGAATTGAGAATTGAGAATTGAGGCGGGGGTGGGCATGGGACGCAAGTCCAAACGGCTGTTTCCCGTGGTATTTCCCGCAGATTGCGCAGATTAGGGCGCAGATTCCGCAGATATTGGGTTGGGCCGTTTGAAGTCCAACGGGGGGGTGGTTAGGCACTGTATTCCTCGATTACGGGCCCACCGATGCCGCCCAGATAGCGGGCGATGGCGTTGTGGCGGTTTTGGATGAGGGATTGGTCGGTTGTGGGAGAGTATATGGCCCAGAGGTATAGCACTATGTTATTCCAGGAGCCGAGGTCTTGTCCAAACCAAGGCGAATTTACCAGGATTCCTGCATTATAAAGAGGATCCACAGATGACTGGTTTTCAATGATATAGGTATCCGCGGGATCGGATGTGCACGCCACGGTTCGCAATAAGCGTTTTACCAGTGCGGCTGCCGTTGATAAGTAGTGTCTACGATAAAAGATTCCATGATAATATGCGCTTGACCTGCCTGTGAATGACCCTGTAACGACAGAGGTATTGTATAGGTGCATTAAACATCTTTCAGGATACGCTGCCACTCCGGATATTTGTTGGCCGGACGATGATAAAAGGTTCACTGGGGCAGAGTATAACCACGCTTGGGTCCCGACATCCATCAGTCGATATTTGCCGTTGTCGTCTTTTGCTATTATCAGAGCGCTATCGGTTGTTGAAGAGAGCATGGCAGAGCCAGTCACCGCGCAAGTAATGCGGTTGACCCGGCTATTGACTATTTCCCCATTTACTACGCAAGGGGAGAAGGTGGTGAGGTCATCCGAATACTCGAATAGATCAGGGCGTTGGGGATCTACGATGAAGACGACATTATCGCGGTAGATGTAGGTAATGGTTGAGGCAGTGTCGGAGGGGGATGACTGGCCCCAGGTATGGTAGGCTATGAGCCTGAAATAGTATGTGGTGGCGGGGGTGAGACCTGGGACGGATATGGATGTCACGTCGCCCAGGTCTTTGGCTTCCCATCCGGAGAGGAAGCTGGTGAAGCCGCTATCGGTAGCGACATCCAGGATATATCCTGACGCGTTTTCTATCTCCGCCCAGGAGACTAATAGTGAGACGTCTAAAACTGAGGAGAGGATAAGGACCGGCTGGGCCAGGGGCAGGGCTGTGAGGGTGACTGTTTCTTCGGTAATGTCGGAATCAAGGAAGCCTTCGAGGATGGCGATGGCTTTGATAGTGATGGTGCCTACCTGGTAGGGGGCGAAGGGCTCGGTGTAGAGGGTGGATTCCGCTGTGGGGGTGGAGCCGTCGAGGGTGTAGTAGATGGCGGCGGCTGCATTCTCACAGTTTAGGGTGAAGAGATCGTGGGAGGTGTAGGGCTCGGAGATGGGGAGGGTGATGAGGGGGGCGGGGAGCTGGTCCGGGGTGGAGTCAGCAGCGGGGGGATAGACGGTGTGGGAGGTGGAGCGGGCGTTGTAGATGGGGACGGAGCCTTTGCAGCGGTGAGAGGGGAAGCGGGCCTGGAGGTTGATCTGGCGGCTTTTCATAATTGAGAATTACTTCTAATTGAGAATTGAGAATTGAGAATTGAGAATTGGGGAGGCATTATTGGGGGAGGGGGAGGACAGTGATGGTGCCGGCCGTGATGGTGAAGACATGACCAGCGGTGGAGCTGGAGAGTTGGAGGTAGAAGGCGAAAGATCCGGCTTCCGTGAGGGTGGCGGCAGGGATGAGGATGGAGGCGACGCCGGCGGAGATGGTGCCTTCGATTTCTTTTTCCAGGGAGGGGATGATGAGGGAGACGGTGTCTATATCGAAAGAGGTGTTGTTGAAGGGAAGGGAGGCGCCATCGAAGACCGAGACGCGGAGGGAGAGGGTGTCTCCGGCGTAGGTGGTGAGGATCATGGGTTAGAGACCTCCGGGGTGGTTAGAGCAGTTCCTGCTGGTTAGAGCCTGCGGCTGGTTAGAGCTTCGCTGGTTAGAGCTCTGCGAGCTGGTTAGAGGCGGCGGCTGGTTAGGGGTGGTCATGTAGTCTTCTTGGGGTGCTTGGGGGGGATGCGGCCTTCGTTGACCCAGTTGAGTTCGTTGCGCTGGAAGGCTGAGTCTATCTTGGTGTCGAGGCGGCGCTCGAACTGGTCGAAGCGTTCATCGATGAGCTCACGGATGGATTCGAGGGCGGCAGACTGGCACTTTGTACAGTTTTCCTTGAGCTTGTCCTGTTCTATTTTCAGGTTATTAATGTCTTCAGGGGATATTTTGGCCTGGCTGGCTTTGAGGTTTTGGATATCGGACCAGGCGAGTTTGAAGAGCCAGGAGAGGACTCCGGAGTATAGGCCGAAGAGGATGAGGAGGATTTTGATGAGGGTGTCTGTCATAGGTTAGAGCTTCGCTGGTTAGAGCCCTGCGGGCTGGTTAGAGCCTTCGGCTGGTTAGAGCTTCGCTGGTTAGAGACGCACCGACTAAAGTCAGTGCTACGACCGGCTAAAGCCAGTGATACAAAAAGGCCGCCGCGGCGAGGTATGGACCGCGACGGCTGGGCAGGGCTGGAGGGCACGGTGTGTGAGGTGAATTGAGAATTGAGAATTGAGAATTGAGAATGGGTCATGAGTTGCGGATCCGGAGGTATTCGGCGAGCTCGTGGGTGATGGACTGTATGTCCTTCAATAAGCCGGGATATTCTTTTTCTATGCAAAAATCAGTGAGCTGATCGAGGAATTTGATGATGTAGTTGTTGAGGTCTTTGGAGGGTTCGAGGCGGCGGGCTTCGTTTTTTAGGAGGGATACCAGGGATTGGAGGGCGACGTTGCGGGGGTCGTTGGCGAACTCTTCCAGGGCTTTGACGATGGCCTTTTTGCGAGCCTGGTCGGCACGATATTCGAGGTTGAGCTGCTCTTTGCCCATCTGGACCCACTTGCCTTTGGACTTCCAGGTGTCGATGGTGCGGATGGAGACGCCGAACTGTTCGGCGAGGACGCGGGAGTCCGTGGTGCCGGCGAGGTAGGCATCCTGGGCCTGAGCCCGGAGGTGTTGGTATCGTTTGTTGTTGGGCATGGGGTCAGGGTTTGGGAAGCGGGAGATTGCGTCAAGGCGGGGGGGCGTCTGTAGTCACGGTATTTTGAGGGTTAGAGCTTCGCTGGTTAGAGCCCTGCGGGCTGGTTAGAGCAGTTCCTGTTGGTTAGAGGCTGCGGCTGGTTAGAGGAGGGAGCAGAGATTGGAGGGAGCAGAGACGCACCGACTAAAGTCAGTGCTACGACCGGCTGAAGCCAGTGATACAAAAAGCCCGGTGTAGAGACCGGGCTTCACTGGGCGGTGATTTACACGCTATGTGCTGGGAAGGGGGTGAGTGACGCACCGACTGAAGTCAGTGCTACGACCGGCTGAAGCCAGTGTTACTCTTCGAGGGGGTTGACCTTGCGGCGATCGAGCCAGGCGATGAGATCATGGCCATGGACGCGGAGGACGGTGCCGGTGGGACGGTAGGCGGGGAGGGGGTCTTCGATGTCGTTGATAAGGCGGTAGACGGTGCGGGTGGAGAGGCCGAGGGTGGCGGCGATTTCGTCCGGGCGGTAGCAGCGGGATGGGGAGAAGAGGTTAGAGCCCTGCGGGCTGGTTAGAGGCTGCGGCTGGTTAGAGCTTTGCTGGTTAGAGCCCTGGGGGCTGGTTAGAGCTTCGCTGGTTAGAGGCTGCGGCTGGTTAGGCATCGGGGGACTCCTTTGCGTCTGATTTTATGCGGGTGAATTCGTCTTCGGCCCATTGGGGAGACTGGCCGCGGAGGACCTGAGTGAGCATCTTGGGGGCGGTGCGCATACGGCGGACGCGGTCCGGCATCTGGTAGGATGCGAGGGAGGGAGGATCCGGGAAGCGGAGGGTGTGGAGGACGAGAGCCGCGAAGGTGGGATGGGCATGCCAGGGGGTGGCGGTGAGCTCGGTGATGAGGGCGGCGCGTTCGTGAGCGGCTATGTTTGGTGGGAGCCCTGCGGGGTGGTTAGAGCCCTGCGGCTGGTTAGAGCCCTGCGGGCTGGTTAGAGCCTTCGGCTGGTTAGAGCCTTCGCTGGTTAGAGGCTGCGCTCTGGTGAGGGCTTTGGCGCGTTTGGCGGCGAGGTCTGAGCGTTGGCGCTCCATGGCGTAGTATTCGGCGAGGTATTCGTCGAAGTGGGAGGGACGGTAGAGGGTGGAGGGACGGAGGTAGTCCGCCATGGCGGGGTCTGAGAGCCATTTGGCGGCTTTGATTTCGTGGACGTGAAGGAAGTCCTGGGTGATGTAGCCCTTGGCCATGAGGTTGCGGATGAGGTGTTTGGCCTGGTCGGTGGCGGTGAAGCGGGAACCGGTGCGGGAGTTGAGGTCGTCGAGGATGAGTTTGACGTCCTGGGTGAATATATCGTTTCCCGCAGATGACGCGGATGGGTCCGCAGATTCCGCTGATTTTATGCGGGCGGTGCGGATGAGGTGGGTGATCCAGAGGCGAAAGCGGCGGGTGAGCTCCTCCTCACCCACCGCTTCGATGGCAGCTTGCCAGAGTTCTTTGATGGTGGCCATAGTTTAGAGGGCAGCAAAATCCAGGGTGATGGAGCGGAGCTTGCCGTCTTCGGCGGCTTCCTGGAAGTAGAAGTAGGTCTTGGTGGATTGGACCTTTTGGGAGTCGGCGATGAGCTCCATGGCTTCCTTCCAGAGCTCGTCATCGAAATCGAACTGGCGGAGGCCGAGGATCTGCTGGGCGTCTACCTCGCCCTTGGAGTCGACTTTGAAGGCGCGATTTACCAGGGCGACGAGCTTGGCGTTGGATTCACCGGACCAGGCTTCGATGCACTTGTCGATCTTCTGTTTGGCGATCTGGAGACGTTCGTCGAAGGTCCACTTTTTGGCGACGGCGATCTTGATGGCTTCATCCATGGCGAAGGAATAGAGGGTAGTGCCACCGACCCATTCTTCGTTTTCGCGCTGGGCGCTGTCCGCGAGGAAGGCAGCGATCTCCTCTTCCATTTGGCGCTTGGCCTGGGAGATGATGAGGTGGAGCTGGCGGGCTTTGGAGACGAGGCGGGAGACGAGGGCGTCGCGTGATTTATCCTGGTCTTTGATGTATTTTTCCGGGACTTCGAGGCCTTCGCCGTCGATCCACATGGTGAGCTTGCCGCGTTTGACTTTCTTAGGCATTTGATTACTCCTTTATTGACCGCAGATTACGCGGATTGATGCGCAGATGGCGCGGATGATTCGAGTTGGGAGATGCGTTGTTGGAGGGCATCGATGTAGCGGTCTTCATCTTCCGGGGTCCAGGTGCCCTGCTTGCGTTCCTGGGAGCGAATCATGGTGAAGACGGAGATGTAATAGGGTTCGGATTGGGTGACGATGAGGAAGTCTTTTCCGGAGGCGAGGACTTTGTTGAGGCGGGGATTGATGGCCATCTCCAGGAAGTTGGGGGCGGGCTGGGCGGATGCGACGTCCTCGGGATCCGGGTGTTGGGCGAGGTCGCCTTCGGTGGGCTGGTTGAAGTCCAAACGGCCCGAAGTGGGGGGATCGGCTGGGTCTGGGTTGGGCCGTTTGAACTCCAACGGGGTGATGCCGCGGCGGGCGAGGTCGAGTTTGGGGGCTGGTTCCTGGTTTCCCGCAGATGCCGCAGATTGTTGCGCGGATGACGCAGATTTGGGGGAGACGTTGAGGCGGGCGGGGACGAAGCCGGAGCCGTCGCAGTAGAGGCAGCGGCCGTTGGCGGGGGGGCGGGATTCGCAGGGGTATTCGGGGGACTCGGTGAAGAGTCCGGAGCCCTGGCAGACGGGACAGGTTTTTTTACCTCTGGGCATTGTGATCTCCTTGGTTTCCCGCGGATTGCGCAGATTGGGGCGCAGATTCCGCGGATTGGGTGAGTTGGGATTCGAAGGCGCGCTGGTGGGCTTTGACGACGGCTTTGACGGCCTCGGGATCGTAGTCCTGGAAGAAGAGGGCGAGCTTGAAGTCCAGCTCTTTGCGGGAGCAGTTGAGGGCGGTGGTGAAGCGTTCCAGGAATTGATCTGTGAAGATGGTTTTGAGATCGGTGGGGGCTTCATCTGCCTTGAGGAGGGCTTTGCGTTCCTGGATGGTTTCACGCAGTTCGGGGATGGGTTGATTGAGGGCCAGGGAGACAAGCTCTTCTCTCATCTCAATGTCCGCGTCTTTCATGAGGGGGCGGATGAGGTTGAGGCGTTCGAAGCCGATGGAGACGATGTCTATCTCGTCGAGATCCATCTCACCGACGAAGAGGTCGTAGATGGATATGAGCTTGGCGGCGAGGGCGGAGGGGAAGCGGTGCTCGGTCTCGAGGTAGGCTTTGAAGGTGTCATAGCCTTTGAGCTTGTAGGCTTTGCATCGGCGGATATCCGAGAGGAGATGGCCGAGGGTGAGGAAGCTGTCCTCCAGCTTGATGCTGAGTTTGCCGAGGGTGTCCAGGGCGGAAGTGGTGTTGTAGTCGAAGGTTTCCCGCAGATTACGGGGATTTTGCGCGGATAGCGCGGATGAGGGGGTGTCAGACATTGGGTCCTCCAGTTTTATTTGTGGCGTTTTGGATGATTTTGGCGACCAGGGATCTGTATTGGCCCCGGTATTTGGTGAGATAGGCGTAGTGTTCTTCGCGGGGGGTGTGGGTGGTGAAGTCTATGGAGCCGGCGACCATGATGAGGAGGGTGCCGAGGAGGTCGCGCTTGGACCAGCCCAGGGGAGAAAGGACGGAGAGGAGGGAATCCTGCATGGCCTGGATGGCAGCGGCTTCACCTTTGCGCTGGAGCGAGGCGGGCTGGATGCGAGGGGTTTTGGGGGGTTTAGCTTTTTTCTTCATCGTTCCAGTCCAGGAGTTTCCAGGTCCAGAGGAGGACGAGGAGGATGTAGGTGGCGCGGGTGTAGTCCTTTGTAAAAAAGGTGAGGATCATGGTGGCTGTCCCGATGATGACGAGGGTGGCTTTGAGGATGTTCATCTTAGAAGTCCGCGGGTTCGGGGGTGGGCTCCGGGAGGTGGCGTAAGGAGCGGATGAGGCCTTCCAGAGTGGAGTGGATGCCATTGAGAACCAGATAGGCGTTGGGGATGGGTTCCTGGGACTGGATGGCGAGGTTTTCGACGGTAGCGAGGCGCTCGGTGATAGTATCGATGAGGGACTGGATGAGGGCGGTGTCCTGGACGCTCATGTGATCCTCCGGCTGTGTGAGGATTTGATTGTGACGCACCGACTGAAGTCAGTGCTACGACCGGCTGAAGCCAGTGTTACGATGGTCATGCGGTCCTCCTATAGTCGGCGGGATTGGCGTGGAGGGTGGCGAAGATCTTGTCGATATCCTGGACAAAGCGAGGGACGTTGAAGTTGGGGCAAGTTTTGCCTCCGGCCTGGGGGGTCTGGTAGTGGCCCAGGATGCGATCGCGGCGAAGGTGAGCTCCGAGGGGGTGGGCTTCCAGGGCGCGGATGGCGCGGGCCAGGGAGACGAACTGGGCGGCGGTGAAGGTGTCTATGCCGATGAGGCAGATGCCCAGGGAATTGGCATTGAGGCCGAGGGCGTGGGCTCCGACCTCGGATTGGGAGATGAAGGGATCTCCATCGAAGCGGCGGCCGATCTCGACAGCGCCATCCATGAAAGGGAGGTAGAGCTGCTTTTGGTGCTTGGTGTCCGGGAGGATGAGGCCGTTGAGGATGACGAGGTGGTAGCCGATGTCCGACCAGCCGCGAGCGATGTGCCAGCGACGAATCTCGGCGGCGGATCCGAAGAGGGAATCGGAGCAGTGGAGGATGAGGTATTCGATGGTGTTCATGGGTTAGAGACCTCCGGTCTGGTTAGGGCCCTGGGGGCTGGTTAGAGGCTGCGCCTGGTTAGAGCTCTGCGAGCTGGTTAGAGGCTGCGGCTGGTTAGGGGGGGTGTATTCGGGGAGGGGACAGTGGTCGTCGATGGTGGTGAGATGGAGGATTTGACGGCCGGTGCGACGGCATTTGGCACAGGTGTTTTCAGTGACCCAGCGGCCGGAGGTGGTGCGGGAGCGCTTGGTGAGGCGCTTGTGATCCGGGCATTGGGCGCAACATTGGACGAGCATGGACTCGACGGTGGAGGAGGACCATTTACGCATGGGTAGCCTCCTTGTTTCCCGCAGATTCCGCGGATAGGGGAGCTTCCGGGACGAGGGGGGCGTAGGTGAGGCGAAACCAGGCATATTCGTTTTGGACGCGGACGTAGTCGTGGAGAAGCTCGACGATGCGTTCCTGGCGTTCGTTGGCCAGGGTTTGGGTTTGTTTGAGACTGGTTTTGGTGGTGTCGAGCTCGCGGAGGGCTTTGTCCGTTTCGATGATGAAGTGCTTTACCTGGGATTTGAGGTTGGAGATGATGGCCAGGTGTTTCTGACGATCGGAGGCAGAGCCGGCGAAGGCACAGAGGAAGAGGCCGGTGATGGCGAGGGCGTAGCCGATGAGGGCTATGAGTAGGATGATGGGGAGTTTGACCATGTGTTTATACCTCTTTTATTTGGGTTGATCGGTTAGAGGCTGCGCCTGGTTAGAGCAGTTCCTGCTGGTTAGAGGCGGAGCCTGGTTAGAGCAGTTCCTGCTGGTTAGAGGCGGAGCCTGGTTAGAGCCCTGGGGGCTGGTTAGAGTTTTGCTGGTTAGAGCCTGCGGCTGGTTTGAGGCTGAAATGTTGGCTTTGAGGGTGGTGATGAGGTGGGAGCGTTCCTGGGAGGTGAGGAGGTTCCAGTGGGTCTTTTTATATTCCAGGATCATGAATTGGCGGAGGAGGGTGTCCGACCATCCGGCGGCTTGCTGGAGGGAATACATGTAGCGTCCATGGCGGTCGTAGGAGAATTCGCGGGGCCGGGAGGGGCGGTAGGCTTTGATGATCTGGAGGAGCTGCTCGAGGCGGTGTTCCGGGAGGTCGCGCAGGGAGGATCCGAATCCGAGCTCAGACATGACGAAGTGGAGGACGTAGGGGGACCACTTGAGGCGGGCGGAGCGGTGGGCCTGGATGGCGCGGCGGAGCTCACGGGCGCGGGGGGTGTCGAGGAGATCCGGGGCGTTCATGAGTGAGAGCCCTGCGGGCTGGTTAGAGCCGGGGGCTGGTTAGAGCCCTGGGGGCTGGTTAGAGCTTCGCTGGTTAGAGCCGAGGGCTGGTTAGAGTCCTGCGGGCTGGTTAGAGTTTCGCTGGTTAGGGATTCCTGGTGTTTGTGGTCCCAGCGGGCCTGGAGGAGGGCGTAGGGCTGGATGTTTTCTCCCAGGGATTTGAGGGAGGCGCCAGGGACGGCTTCGTAGCCTTGGGATGTGACCTTCACGGCCTTGATGGAGAGGAGGGCGGTGAGATAGCGGGCCATGTATTCGTGGGATTTACCCATACGCTTGGCCAGAGTGCGGCAGGACCAGGACGGCTCGGCCTCCAGGGACGCGAGGATCTGACGGGCGGCGTCGAGGTCGTATTTCCAAAGGCGTCCGTGGGCGTTGTTGTGGACGGAATTGGGGCGGGCGACGGTGGAGACGTAGATGCCAGGCTCGATCTCTTTGGTGAGGGCGTCTGTGATGGCCTGGGCGTGGAGAGAGGTGAGTTCACCCAGGGAGAGTCCGGTGAGATCCGCGAGCTGGGCGAGAGAGTAGGGCTTGCGGTGTTGATTGAGGAAGTTACGGAGAATCTGAGCGGGTGTCATCCTTCGATATCCTTCAGGGTTACTTCCTGGATGGCGCGCTTGCGGGCCAGGTCCTCGATGCTATCCATGATGTTGATAGCCTGGCGGAGGTTGCCGTTTGATATGCGGTGGATGTAGCGGACGACGTCTTCGGAGGGGGTGACGTCCATCACGGATCCGGCGAGGGTGGCGAGGTCGTGATAGGTGGCAGGGAGAAACTGGTAGAACTGGGAGCAGCGGTCGAAGTAGTAACGATTGATCTGGAGGAGGCGTTCCTTGGCGTTTTCCATGCCGACCAGGATGACGATGGCGAGGGTCTCATCCACGATATCGCGGATGGTGCCCAGGAGCTTGGGGTTGTTGAAGGCGTAGTCGATTTCATCGATGATGATGACGGCCTCGGGGTGGTCCGTGAGCTTGTTGATGGCGCGCTGGAAGAGCTCATGGGATGAGCCGTGGACGGAAAGATCTCCGTAGCCGAGGCATTTGTAAACGGAGCTGAGAAGGGTCTGAGCGAAGGTCTTGGTGGTGGTTGTGGATTCGAGGCGGATGTAGATCCAGCCGTTGCGGTAGGCGGCGCGGGTGGCATAGGTGGTCTTGCCGAGGCCGGGGGCGCCGTAGATGAGGCCGAGGCCGACCATCTCGAGCTTGGGACGGCGTTGCAGATCCGCGATGCAGCGATCGGCTTCGATGACGTTCTGGGTGGGGACGAGTTTGCCTTGTTTCATTACAGTATACCTCTTCTTTTCAGTGTTGCTGTCAGGTTGTTTCCCGCAGATTCCGCAGATTGGGGCGCGGATTGCGCGGATTTTGTGGGGGCTTCTATGATGTGATCGGATGATTGGTTTTCTAACTCCTGGGCGCGGGCCTGGGCGGCGAGTTTGGCGACGGCATCCTGGACTGATTCGGGCTCGATGGGGGCCTGGATCATGGGATCCTGGCGGAAGGTGGGGTTGGACTGGGCGATGTCTTCCAGGAGAGCCGTCTTGAGGTGGCGGTGTTTGGCGAGCTCGGCTTCGACCTTGGCAGTGGCGGATTTGATGGTGTGGGTGGTGGCGCTTTCGATGGCGCGAAGCATGCGTTTGTTGGCACGGATCTCAGCGACGAGGGCCTGGTGAGCGAGGGGGTTGTCCTTTTCGAGGTAGATGAAGCCATGCTGTTGCTCGCGGATGGGGGCCTGGGCGATGAAGCGGCCGGTGTTGTCATAGACGAGGATCCAGCGGAGGTCAGAGTAATCGTAACGGATGATGACGGACTGGCCGATGTGCTTGACGAAGCTGTCGTGGTAGTAGCGGCACTTGTTGAGCCAGATGCCTTCGGAGCGGAGGTGTTTGCGCTCGGCTTTGAGCATGAGGAAGTTGAGGCGTTCGGCGGGGATGACGCGGGCGGGATCGATCTCGCGGGCTTCGAAGACTTCATAGGGCTTGCGGGATCCCAGGGCGGAATGGGGGGTCATGCCGTAGATGTGGCGGAAGTAGTAGTAGGTGAGATCGAGGGCTTCATCGTATTGGAGAGCGGTGCCGCGGAAGAGCTTTTGGGCCCACTTTTCGTTCCTGGAGAGATTGGCGGGTTTGTCGTCGATGTTGCGACCGCGGAAGGTAGTTTGGAAGCGTTCAAACTGTTCCTGCATGGTGCGGAAGAAGCGCTCGATGACCTTGGACCTGGCGTTGTAGGCTTCCGCGAATTCCGCTTCGATGCCGAGGCGGGGGAAGATGCCGGCAAACTCCAGGGAGAGATCGTGGTCTTCCCACTTGGCGTGGAAGAGCTTCGAGCGGAAGGCTTTGCCGTTATCGAAATAGATGAACTTGGGGAGCATGCCGATGTGGAGGATGGCATTTCTCACGGCGGTGAGGACGTGCTCCGAGGACTCCGTCATGGCGAGGGAGGCTCCCACCGGGTAGCGGCTGGCCCAGTCGAAAAGAAGGATGAGGGTGAGACGGGCGGGCTTGCCGGTGATGGGAGAGATGACGTCGAAGGCGTAGGTGTGGCCGTCGATGACGAGGACGTCACCGGGCTTGAGCATGGAGGTGTCCCGCATGATGGACTTGACGATGGTGTCTTTGACGTATTTTGATCCCTTTCTGGCCTGGGCCCACTGGTCTGGATTGGAGCGCTGCCAGTCCTGGATCCAGCGTTTGAGGGTGGCTGGAGAGGAGGGGGACTCGCAGAGACCTAATTGGGCGTCGGCTTTGAGGGCTTTGATGACGGAGAGGATGGGGAGCTTGGAATCCGAGAGGCAGTGGGAGAGGAGGAAGTTGGATTCGAACTCGGTGACTTTGCGTCCGCGCTGGGAGCTGGTGTTTTTGTGGACCAGAGAGAACATGTCTCTGTGAGAGCCGGTCCACTTTTGATGCCAGAGGCGGAGGGAGCGCTCGGAGCGGTGGCCTTTCTTCTTATATAAGGAAGGGACCAGGGCTTTGGAATTGTATTCCTGGGTGATGGCGGCCCACTCCTGGGATTTGTGGGGGGCGGCATCGAGGCGGCGGTCGATCTCCTCCATCAATAAGGCGAAGAGCTGGGCTTCGGACATGCGATGGATGGGGACGAAGTCGTCCTGGAGAGGTGGGGTGGCGACCCGGACGGGATTCGAACCCGCGATTTCCTCATTGAAAGTGAGGTGACTTGGCCGCTGGTCTACCGGGTCATTTATTGGGTCAGGGGTGGGGTCAGGTGTTGGGTCATCCTGGGGTGGGTTGGTTGACGTGGTTGACGTGGTCTCCTCGGTTGACGTGGTTGACGTGGTTGACGTGCCATCGGTTGACGTGGTTGACGTGGTTGACGTGAACTCGTAATCGGAGGGAATCAAGTAAACACTACGGAAGCCACCGCCGGGCTTTTCTTCCTTTTCCTGGATAAATCCGAGCTTGGAAGCGCGCTTGTGGGCGGCTTGTTTGCTGATGTTGCCCCATAGTTCCTGGAGCTCGGGTGTAGTCTTTTTAGTGTGTTCCACTTCCTACATCTCCTTTACTACCTACGCGTCCGGGAAAAACAGGGCGGAGGGCGTCGACTCCTCTCCGCCCCGGAGACGTAGGTGAGTGGGTAATAAGATTGAAAGAGCGGCTATCCGGGACCGGGGTATTCGAACCCGCATCACTGCGCGAAAGCCGCTGTTTCAAGCCTATAAAGGGATGGGACGCCTCTCCCCTATCGGTCTCACGTGATTGAAAAAGGCGTCCCGGGTTCATGATACCTAACTTAGGATCCAGAGTAAGACCCAGACGGTAGCGAGTGCGAAGAGATAGACGAGGGCGGAGAGGATGCCGTCTCCCAGGGGGGTGTGGGACCAGGCGTAGAAGCGGGAGAAGAGAGAGCGAAGACGGCGGGGCTTGGGAGCGGGACGGCTGACATCACGATAGCGGATCTCGGCATCGTAGGCGGCCCAGAACTTTTTGAGGGAGTCTTTTTTTCTGCGTTTGGCGGTGGATGTGATGAAGTAGGTCATTTTCCCTCCTGGAAGCGATCGCAATGAGCCTTGGGATTCACCTGCGCGTTTAGGACTTTGCATCCCAGGGTGCCGGCCTTGTCGTTGACTCTGTTATCGCAGTCTTTGCACTGGTTTCCGACTGCCCACATGCCCATGATGATTTGATAGTTAAGGTCTTTCTTTTTCATGCTATACCTCTCATGTCGTGGGTTTGGGGAGCAAGGAGCTCCGTGATTTGCTGCCTGCGGGCCTCCGCATCGCGGGAACCGGCGAGGATGAGCTTGACGTAGGAGTAGCTGAGGTTCAGCTTCTCCGAGAGCTCGCGGCGCGTGATGCGGCGTCTGGCGAGCTCTGCTCTGATCTCTGGGGCCGTCATAATAATTTGACTTGACATTATCACCTCTATAGTTATCGTGTATCTATATGGTGACAAGATATAGGATAATGCTATAATGTCAAGTGAAAAATATAGGAAAACGCTATAATGAGAGACAAAGAGACCATTGCAGACAGGCTAAAGTCTTTACGGACAGCGCATAAGATGACACAAAAAAAGTTGTCTGATGTGCTTAATTGCAGTCAGGCGAAGGTCTCAGACTACGAATCAGGGAAGCTTTCAGTATCCAATAGCGACCTTTCCATTATAGCAAATACCTATAAGGTCAATTTGAATTGGCTTCTTACCGGTGAAGGCGACATCTATATAGAACACGCGCGAGGTGGAGACCATATTGGTGGCTTTAACAAGATGGTTCGGATCCCGGTGGTGGCACCGATCGCTGCTGGTCCCGCCATCGAGGTGGTGGAAGATGAGCCTTTGGAGGTGATTCAGTTGCCGCTGTCGCTTTTGACCCTGCCTCCGCCTTATTATGCTTTCCGGGTGCAGGGGGACAGCATGAGCCCTTTCATTATTGAGGGGGATATCGTGGTGCTGTCACGAGATTGGAGAGGGGTGCATCTGGATGATAAGATCTGTGGGTTCCGGACATGCGACGGGATCACACTGAAGCGGCTGCTGCTGCAGCCTAAGAAGAAGACGGCCTGGCTGATGCCGATGAATCATGACTATCATCCTATCCAGTATGACCGGGATACGCCGGATCTGGAGCTGGTGGGGGTGCTGGTGTTATCTATAAGACGACATGTGTAGGAGGAGATGATGGCTGAATTTGTGAAAGTGATTGGGTGGATATTTGTGGGGCTGGGGGTTGTCCTGCTGATTTTGGGGATCAATGGAGAGACGCTTTATTATATTGCCGGTGGGCTGGGGGCTATCACGTCCGGGGCTTTGTTTCTGGCTATCGGTGCGATCATTGAGAATTTGGTGAATATCAATAACCGGCTGACCTGGCTGATGCCTGATGAGTATTTTGATGCTAATCCAGATGAGAAGCCGGATAAAATGGATTGATTATGAACACTGGTTGACGTGGTCTTAT